TCTGAAATTAAAATTCCATTTGATGTCATCAACAAAATCTTTTAGTGCAAAAAACTCTCGCATATACATATCACCATTAAATTCTGCCGCGCCATCTAAGGCGTTTATTGCTTTACTGCACTTACGTCTAAACTTAGCTAACTCCTCGTTATCAAAATCAATAACGGTTCTGTCTTTCTTATAAGTAACTATTATTTTTTCGTTATGTGTTTTATATCTTTCCATTTGATTTACCTCTCGTTTTTAATCGAAACTTTTGCCCGTTTCGTTTGGGCTTTTAAAAATCGTTCTTTTAGATAGTCCAGGTTCTTTTCAATGTAGGCACCGCGGTCCGTGTAAGGTGCTTCCTTGTGCAAGATCCGTTCCTCACAGTTACGCATATACATACGGGTGGCCCATTGTTCAAATTCGCTGTCTTTCATATATAAGAGAATATAATAATGTAGTATAGATTGCAAACATAAAAAAAGGGACCCGAAGGTCCCTCGATTTTGTTACTCCTCCTTAAAGTTTTTGCCTAGCCAATGATCGCCACCCTCGTCAGTTTTAGTTCCGTGTTTCTCGAACATTCCAACTTGATCCTTGAGCCAGTTTTCGTGATGCAACCAATCATGGTAACTGTCTTTAGGTGCGCCCTTGAACATTTTATAAACCTCGTTTGGTTTAAGAAATGAGATCGTATTTTTCTTGGCTGCAAAAAGACCAACAGGAATTGGCGGATTGTTATTCTTCCAAAGAAGACCTCCCATCGGACCAACGTTCATATCGTCGCTTTTGCCATACCACACCTCAATAACGTTGGTGCGATCAGAACTTGCAGTCCTATTGGCTCTAGCAATAACTTCTTGCAGATTCAAACCAATAGTCCAGGTTCCATAAGATCCCATAGTAATTGCCAAAAACGTATACCCATCAGAAGTGATGTCCACTCCAACTTTTAGATTAGCCATAGCTAATGCCTCCCGTGCTTTTGCACATTAGTTAAAAGGATTAAACAAATTGTTAAAGAACAACCGCGATTCATAAAAAACCGCGTATAAGTATTATAACATAATGTCTTATACCTTGCAGAGGCCAATAAACATAGGGGGTCTGTTTTTCAAAAACAATGAAAAACTAACTAACAATCAATAACTTACGAGTGGTTTGCGCAAAAAAAACCCGTTAATAATGGAGGAATTAACGGGTATAAAAAGAAAAGGACGGGAGGGACCTTATAACATCTTTTTTTTAGCGACTTCTATTTGAGCTAATAGCTTTAATCTTTCTATCTCGTCTCGGTAAACTTTCTCGCCTCTCTCTAACTTCCGTGACACGCGATCCGCGATCTTTAAAAACTCTCTAGCTGTCCAATTTTTGTGTTCTATTTGCATTTTTCCATTGTTGCCAAGTCAAACGTAATTGTCCAGAAATAGTTCTACCTTCTTCTTTGGCAACTTCTCTTATTTCTTCATACGTGTCGCGAGGCACCAATATACTTTTCCACTTATCTGTGTCCATAGTAATTCCTAATTTGATTCTTGGTTCCAATTTAATTCGTCTTTTAAATCCTCTAGTTCATGGGTATAAACGAAACAGGGTGTGCCTTCCCCTAACCAGGCCCCTTGAACATTATATTCAAAGAACTCTATTGCTTCTTCGTCTGTCATACCATCGCGCGTTACTAGAATGTCTAGAATTTTAGCAACATCGTAGGCAATGATGTCCGGTTTTCCGCAGCGTCTAGTGACGCCTAACATTGCTTCGTCTAATCCGTCTGCGGTCAACATTCTATCATCATCTGCCATATCTGAGATTATATAAGACAAATCTGCAATACTCAAACAGATTTTATTTCTTTCGCCTCTCCCCAACTTGGTCCAAGGTCAATGTCACATTTACTGGGAACTTTTAATTCCAGAGCCGTTTCCATTATTCCCGAAATCTTTTGTGCTTCTTCCAAGTCTTTTACCGAGCAATCAAGTTCATCATGTATCTGCAAAAGTGGCGTAAACCCTTGATTATAAAGGTTAACCATAGCTTGTTTTGTCATATCTGCGGCACTTGCCTGGATTAATCGGTTAAGTGCTTTGTATGTAAATGCACGTTTTAATTGTGTAGTTTGTCCATAGGTTGCCAGTGCTTCTTCTTTTGGCAACGCTTTTTTCATTTCAAACCCTTTTGGTTCCCATAAATCAAATCTGCACTTTCTGCCCTTCAAAGAGCGCACACTTCCGTTAGATCGCGCGTCTTCTAATCTTCTCGATACGCCTTGCATTAATTGTTTAACAAATGGCACGCGACTGTGGTATTGCTTAGTCAGGTCTTTTGCTTCGTCTAAACTGATGTCTAACTGGTGCGATAGCTTGGTAACGCCCATGCCATACATCATGGCTAAATTAATAGTCTTGGCACTTTTTCTAGGAATATCAGCCATTTCTGCAACCATTGTGTGAAAGTCCATATCTGGATTGTTCTTATAACCGTCTACAAATTCATCTACACCTTCTAAACCACCGCCCTTCCAATCAGATAAGACCGAGGCGTAATGCACCAAGATCCGTGGTTCCTGTTGCGAGAAATCTATCGCCGCCCACTGTTCGTCTTCTTCAGGCAAAAACAAACTGCGTATCATTGGTCCCAGTTCTGGGTCGCGAGCCGGGATTTGTTGAAGGTTTGGGTTGTTCATTGATATACGTCCCGACACGGTTCCGCCATTATCCGAACGTAACTGGTTGATGTGACTATGAATACGCTTATCTTTACCAACGTGCTTGAGTATCGTATTTATAAACGTGCCCTGTATCTTATTTAACTCACGTGCTTTTACCACCAAACGTGGAAACTCATGCTTGTGCTCAGTTAGAAACGCTTTAGTAAAACTCGGGGCACCCTTCTCAGTTCTGGGATAGCTTATGCCAATTTTATCAAATGCTTTTTTCAAAGAAGCCGCAGCCCATACTTCTACTTCAAACCCCGCCAACTTTTTAATTTGTGCCAGTGCTTCTTTTTCTCTTTTTAATATAGCTTGTTTAGTTCTTTCTGCTCGATCTACATCTACTCGAACACCACGCCAGGTCATATCTATAAGGCACGGCAACAATTCCGTTTCTAATTCCCACACCGAACTTAAATCCTCGACGGCTATCTGTGTTTTAAATAACTGCCATAGCTCGAGTGTGAGTTCTGCGTCCATTTCTGCGTAAGGACCCACATACGGGGCCGGTAGCTTCCACATTTCTGCTTTTGGATCTACGCCAAAGTCCCTTGCGGCGTCTACTAACAGCTTTTCGGACTTAGTTTTGCCTAAATAATCAAAGGAGAGTGCGTTCAATGAGTAACTAAACCTATTTTCGTCCAATAAGGACGCTGTAATCATGGTATCTATGATGCGACCATTGATAGGCACGCCCATTTGACGTAGCCACCCGGCGTCATACTGAGCATTGTGCATAATTTTATCGCCGTCTCCGGCAAGAATTTTAGTCAACCAACGTGAAATGATGCGTCGATCTAAATTTCCACCGCCTAAGTGACTGAAAGGCAAATACCCCTTCCAGTCTGCCGTAGCTACTGCAACGCCCACTACCTCACCGTCCCCAGTAGGCCACCCTGGACCATTGGTTTTAAGGTTCGGGTCGCGTGTTTCGAGGTCTATGGCTATTTCTTTAGCGTCACTTAAATCGGGTAAGTCTACGGGCGGAGTCCAATCGGTGCTTGTCCCAAACATGGGAAACTGTAATCTGGTTTCTTTTTTCATTATAAGTTATAACTCCTTTGATAAATTTCTGGCTCTACAATGTAAAGATTCTTTTTAGTTCGAGTCACGGCAACATAAAAGACACGGTGCAAGGTGTCTGGACTGATCTGTAAAGATTCATCAGCCGCGGCGGTCAAATCGCTAAACACTACTACGTTCTCTGCTTCTCCGCCTTTTGCTCCGTGAATCGTGGAAAGTTTAATACGGGGGATTTGCTCTAAATCTTCGCCTCTACGCAACAATGCGTTGATGTAGGCTCGGTCCATATCAGGTAAACGGTCTAATGCGGTTTGCCAGTCCATATCGGCGGTTGCTAATAAGCCGTGTTGCTCTTGCAATTGATCTAAACTTAAAAAAACGTTTTCGTCTGCTTTTAATGTTTTAAAGCCACGTTCTACTCTTACGCCATTACCCCGCATAAATGAATACAATATTCTTGCCGAGGCAACGTCAATTACTTCGTCATTCTGTAATTTCTTCCAAGACAACAAAGCCGTGCTAACTTTTGGCGCTACCGAAGGATAACCAGAACGCTCAAAGTAATAACCGCTTTGCTTTAAAATAGATGATACGGGGTTAATCTGATAGTTAGCTTGACTTAATACAAGCCAATCGCCCTGACTAAAATCCAAATGTTCGGGAGAATATATTCTTTGCACGGACCCCTTTTCTTTTTTAGGCACGTAATTCTTTGGAAAACGGCGTTGTATTCTTGAAGACAACCCCATTGCCAGTTGATGCACAGAAGCCGGGACGCGATAGCTTGTTTCTAGTATTTCAGCACCGCCCGGTAAATTTATAAAATGATCTACGTCTGCACCGGCAAAATCATAAATAGCTTGATCGTCGTCTCCGGCGCAATACATCTTGTCTGATTTTGAATCTAGCAGATGTGCAATCTCCCACTGTAACGGAGATAAATCCTGGGCCTCGTCTAACAAACACAATCGCAAAGGTGGGCATACTGAACGCCCTTTAGCCACAAACAGTTCTAACATATCCGTGTAATCGTGTAAGCCGTTGGATT